CGCCCACCAGCCCCGTTAACGGGGGCAAACTAACGTCGTGAGACTGTTAGAAGCCTACTGGCCACTCCTCGGAGAGAACTATATCTCCGAGGGGGAGGACCATGTCTTTGTAACGCCACTCTACGTCGTCTCGCTTATTGAAGGCTTGACGCGATAGAGTACCACCGGACAGCTTGGAGTAAAGATGGCCTTGGTAAGAGTAACCGTCGTACCTTTTGGGTACGGCGTACGCTCCGAACACAAGACCTCCCTCGAGACCGCCTTTAGGGCGTCTCGGGAGATACTCATCGAATGATGAGTGGATTACTCCATTAAGCTCGCAAGGCGGACCAAAGAAGCGATAAGCTCTTTGAATTCCGTTGAGCTTGTAGCGTGCAAGGTAGATGCGACGAAGGCAAGTTTCAGCATAGTAGCTGATACGCTTTCCCCAAGCAACCACCTGATTGCACAAGACATAAGCCTTGTCCAAAGTGTCGACCTTCCCTTTGAGGAAGATCGGGCGGACGTTCCTGCCTCTGTAATAGTCATGACCACAGCTTTCGAAAAACTCGCCTTCTACGAAGGTCTTGTCCTTGTTGGCTGTGAAACCGACTGCAGAGAGCACCTCCATTAGCAACGGAGCCGCTTCCTTCGGTAAAATTATATCATCACCGAAGACGCCTATATCGCCTATGCCCAACTCCAGGTACTGACAAGCGCCTGAAGCTAAAACATAGAAAATTAGGGTTTCAAGCGGGAACGTGTACCCATTCCCCATTCCGGAGATCATCTCTAGACGGAAAGACCTGTCCTTATACTCCGTATGTGTTACACGGAGCTTCAGTATAAGGTCTAACCATTCAGAGAATGACCCCTCCTCGTCGCCGTCCTCGAGACCAGACAACAAATCAATAACAAGATTTGTTGCGATGGTACCCGAGGCATTAGCGATGTCTATGGTTGCTAAACCATCGGAATGAGCACGCGATACCATCTTACGATTTACGTCGGCCTGACTTTTGATGTCAAGGCCTACGGACCGTAAGCGGCTACTTAAGAGCTCGCCGAGACCAAGCTGGAGATAGACATTCCAGCGAGGCCCGACTTCAATAGCTCTGTACGTTTTCGCGTTCTTTGGTACAAAAGACAACCTGCTGGCTCTCACGAGTTTACACTCGTTTGAGAAGCACCGACGAACATCATTATTGAAGTATTCCTCCAATACTGATGCCGCAGCAGGTGTAGAATGCCCAGATGTTCGGTATTTATGGTACCCGCTAGTGTTACCACCAACGGTCCCCAAATCTGCACCCGGGCCGAACCGACAATTGTCTGCAAACGCCATACGATCAAAGTTCCCAAGTACTTCTCGGACTTTCTGCCTTGCGAGGTATAACACCTCCTCGACATGGAAGGGAAAGAGGGAAACTCCCTCCCACCGAGAACGAAAGAGTTCATTGATCTTGGCATTTGACTCTTCACCCGCAAGCCACTTGTCAAAGGCGGCTTGTTCTTTATCGATTTCAGCAATCGGAAAGTCTGGATATTTCTTCCAGAAACTGACGACTGCGTAGTCGAGGGCAAAAGACTGCCAGTGACTATCTTTGTAGTCATTAGGATCAACCGTTAGGTTGATTAGCTCGAGATACTTCCCCTCACGGAGAAGCTCAAGGGCTTTATTACTGACAGTTGAGTCAATTGCAGAACAGAGCGCACAGTAAAATTCCTCCACTCTCTTATGAGAGAACGGAAGCTCATTTAACTGTAACAAAGCAGGTTTTCTCCTGCTGTCCTTACGGCGCTCTGTGCTAGAGCCTGCTTTATTGGACTTGCGTCCGGTAGGCAAGTTAGCCAATGTACACCTCCCTGTCTGGTGCGACGTACACGTCGATGGTCCAATAGGTCGAATCACCTCCGGCTGACCAGCTTCCGCTGTTCAAACCTTCGGTGACAAGGCCCAGAAGACCCTTCAACGGTACAGTGCCTCCAAACAGGGTCTGGCTGTCCCACCACGCGGCGAACTTCCCCTTCGTATCCAGGAGGAGGGCAAGCGGTAGAACCGCTGCCGGAATCCCGGTATCGTAAGAGAAATCCGTCACGTAGGATCG